TGCCAGTTTCAGCACTTCCATCCTGCGGCAACACAAATAGCGGATGTTTTTCAACGTCGCGCTCAATAATGAGGCAGTTCTGAAGCGCCTTCATTTTTTCTTCATTGGCGCTGGTTTAGCAGCCGCGCGCTTTTCGCTGTAGGCGATTGCAACGGCTTGCTTGACCGGACGGCCGGCTTTGACTTCAGTAGCTACGTTTTTGCGAAAAGCAGCTGGAGATTTTGATTTAACGAGTGGCATTTTACTTTTCCTCTTCCATGTGATGACCGTGAACACCCATAGCGTGCCCTTTAGCGCCGCCAGAGCCGTAATTGTGGCTAGTCGCGTGGACTACGCCGCCAATAGTTTTAAGCACATGCGCCCGGGCGGCTTTATTGCCGCCAGTGTCTTTCATGCGTGCGTCAGGCAAATTGCCTGGCTTTGCGTTTACGGTTTTGCCGTTGCCTAATTTTGCCATATTATTTCCTTACGCAGGTTGAACATGAAGAATGGCGAAATTGATCACCAAGGCTTCCGAGTAAGCATTGTTCGACACGTTCTTCACGTTAATCGAGCAGCTGCCGTCAGTTACAGCCGTAATGCCAATCAAATACGCATACAGCGTGCCGCCAGAGGCGATATTGATGATGATTGTATCGTTGGCGCTGATGATACTGTTTGTCAGCGTAAACGCAACCTGGGCACTTGGCGCAAGCTGGGCGTTTGCCATTGTAATGGCGCCGCAAGTCTTGTTCAGCGTTACGCCGGTGGCTTTGTTGGTCTGCTGAGTGACCGTACCAAACGAGCCGGTGGTGTAGCCCAACTGCTGCGTAGCGTAAATCGTTGTGCCCTTGATGGTTTGTGGATTGGTGGCGCCAATAATGCCGCCATCAATGTCTTGGTCGAGGAACGCGACCCCGATTGGTTTTGTGAAGCTCATCTTAAGACCCCATCCATCCGGTTGATATTGCGCCGCGTTCGTGGACGACACGGCGCTCGATTTTAGCGTATTCGCCACGGTTGGCCACTGGATATGAAAACGTCAGTGCTATTGCATCCGCAGCATCCGGCGACGCTAACCCGCGCGCCTTCATGTCTTTCTTAGACTCCAAAAATATTGAGCCTTTGGAATCCGGCTTCATCATAGGCGAAATCAAATCAGATTTCAAGAACCTGTCGTTCGGAATGCTGGCGCTCTTAAGCCAATCGCGCATTGAACCCCAAATCTGCGCGCGCATATTGCCATACATTGCCGGGGTCTTGGATTTCCAGCCAAAGTTGACGCCTTTGATTTTATACCGCTGTTCTTTAAGCCTGTCAACAATCCCCGCGCCCAGCCCACCCTCGTCAATAAACACCATCGCGGGCTTCCATTCTTCAATCGCCTCAATCACATGCCCCACCACCGTCATGGTGTCGTCGCCCCGATGCCGCATGATCTTGACAATATCCCGGCCCTGCCGGATCGCCAGCACCGTGGCGTCCGCACCAAACCGCGCCGGGTCTACGCCGATCACTATGGGCGCCGACGGGTCTTGATATTTAGGCCGCTTCATGGCGTCGTCCACAATTAGGCTGGAGATAAACTGATCGTCCCCGGCGTTGGGAAACTCGCCGTACACCTCAACGTGCGCCTGTGAGGAATCCGGGCCGTATTCGTCAATAATCTGCTGGTACACCTGCTTGTCCGTGCCCTCAACCGTGCGGGCATCCACGACCTTGGTCACCCAGAACTCGCGCTTGCTGTGAAACGTCTCGTAAAAGTACCCGCTGTTGCGCCGTGGGTTGCTAAACGCCAACCAGAACCGGTTGGGTGTGTTCTCCGTAAAAAAGCCACTTGTCACCGCCCAAATAGCGTCATCGATACCGCTGGCCTCATCAAAGATCACCATCACACCGTCGAAGTTGTGTACACCAGCGTATGCGTCCGGATTCTCGGCCGACCACAGCCGCCCCTCGACGCCCCAGTACCGTGTGCCCTTTTTCAGATCGCGCTCAACCAGTTCGGTCAGCCACTTGGCGGGCATCAGCCTGGTGGCCGAGACCTCAAACCAGTGGCTGTTAAGTGACATGGCCAGCCACTTGGTAATCTCAGCCCATGTGACACTTCTCAGCTGGCTTTCCGAGTTAGCCGACACGATCGTTGTCGAGCCGATCCGCGTGGTCAGCATCCACAGCACGATCCACGAGACCAGCGCAGACTTACCAATACCCCGGCCAGACGAGACCGTGTGCCGCAAAGTGTTGAAGTCAACCAGACCTTTGTTTGCTTGAATTTGTGTGGTGATTTCTTGCAGCACTTCGCGCTGCCATTTGCGCGGCCCGTCAAAGTTCTCCAGCGGCGTACCCTTGACGCCCCACGGGAACGTAAACTTTACAAACGCCAGCGGGTTGTCTTTGTACTGCGGCGACCATAGCCTCGCCATCAATTCCATTTCATCTTCGGCGCTGTACTTAGTTGACTGCATTATTCAGCTTTCTGCCGCGCAGGGGCCAGCCGAGCCTTAAGCGTCGGTGTTGGTTCATGCGCTATTACGTCCACCACGTCCGCTGCTGCGCGGCGTTCGGCCTCGGCCAGCGCGCCGATGATGGATATGCGCTGGTCCACATCGACAGTGATGGACTGCTTGGCTACCCAGCCGTGAACGTTCTGGAGGATGGCCAGCGCCGCTTTGGCGTCGCCTTCGGCGGCTGCTTGGTGCAGTTGCTTGGATGCGGTCATCTCGCCTTCAGCGCGGCCCTTTTGCTCAGCCATCTCAGCGATTGGGTCTAACTCGCACAACTGGCGGTATGCCTTGGGCAGCAGCCCTGCGGCCAGCGCCAGGTTGTCGCCCTTTAAGCCCAACTTGGCGGCGTCGTAGATACGGTTAAGCACCGCCTCGGTGGCGCGCACTTCATTGATGACGAGTGGCAGTGAATAAAAACTCATAAGTTGTATGGCCGCGTAGATGCGTGCTGGTAGTTTATATCAAAAAATAAAAAATTTCATTGCAAAAAAATTGTTCGCAGACGCTCCGTTGCAGCAGGCCCTTTGCCGTCGGCCCTACCCCCTCCCCCTCAAGTCGAATCCTAAATGCCGTGTGGGTCATGCGGACTGTCCACGCGGATCGCTGGCGGCCGGTAGCAGTGTGGACAATGTGGACAGTCCACATGCGGACCGATACGATGCATTAATGCATGGTCCACAATGTCCACATGTACGCGCGCCAGCAAAATGCGTCGGTCTAAAGTGTGGACAATGTGGACATGTGGACAATGAGTTTTCAGTTGGTCTACCCCATATTGAGTATTACTGTGTTTATATACATAGTACCTATTCTTTACTCACTATAAGAAAAACACTATCCACAATGTCCACAAAATGCTCAAACCCGCATATCTACTAGCTTCAAGCGTGGACAATCTCGCGTCAAATAGCCGGTCCACAATCGCGCCACAATGTCCACAATTAAGGGTAAACACCTATAAAATAAGTGTTGACAATGTACGTGAATCCCTTACACTGTAGTCTTACCAACCAACTAAGAGAGATCGAACTATGAGCAAAATTTTAGGTTATATCGCGTACGAAGGTCCGTCGGAGATAGACGGCGCGCCGATTGTCGTCATCGTCAATAAAATTAACGACGCGTCAAAAAACGATAAGACCGGCGCGCTGGTGCAGACGTTTATTATCCGGTCTGACGTCAACCCGGTTCAAGCGCTGCAGACTGGCGACGACGTGTCAGTGTGTGGCATGTGTGTGCACCGGCCGAAGCTCGCCAGCGAAACCGGCGACGTGCCATGCTATGTTCAAGTAGCAAAGTCAGTGTTATCGGTTTTTAACGCATACAAGCGCGGCCGGTACGTGAAAGCTACACCGGCCGCGATCGCGCGCGTTATCGCGGGTAAGCGCTTGCGAATCGGTACGTACGGCGACCCGTTCGCTGCGCCGGTGGCCACATGGCAAGAATTAACACAATTCACGGCCGGACATGCCGGTTACAGTCACCAGTGGCAAGATACCCGATTCGATCATGCTGCGTGGTCGCCGCTAGTTATGGCATCGGCCGATACTATTGACGAAGCTGCGCAAGCTAATTTATACGGTATGCGGGTTTTCCGGGTTTCCGTCGGTATTGATAAACAAGCTGGCGAGATCGCGTGTCCCGCATCGGCTGAAGGTGGCCGTAAAACCACATGCGTCAATTGCATGTTATGCGCTGGTACAAGCAAAACCGCTAAAGATATTGTTATTGCAGACCATGCGGCCGGATTCGCGCGCCGTGTTATTTCAATTGGGGTAGCAGTATGATTTATTTTGGAACATACCATCGTTTGCGCTTACATGTAAGCGCTACCCCTAAGCAAGTACTGCGCGCGCTTTATAAAAAGCTGCGACCGGTAGCTCTTACCCGCGCGCAGCGCATGCATCGGCATGCTATCGCGCGCGATATTTTAGAATGCCACTGCGCTGCGCGCAGTTTATTTATTAAGGTGGCAGCATGATCAAAACGATGACAGCTAAGTTTCCCGGCCGGTGTAGCCGGTCCGGCGCGCGCATAAACCCCGGCGACGTCATCCTATACGATACAGCTACCCGGCGCGCCAGCTTGCAACCCGACAGCGACACAATCACGTTCTACGGTGAAACCGGTCCGACGACGTTCTACCGTAATTCGCGCGGCCGGTGTGAAGACGCGCCATGCTGTGGGTGCTGTACGATTTAATTTTCAGTGCATGGCCATGCTGTGGTTATGCGCGGACAATTCGGTCCGGTAACAGTAAGGTAAACAATGAAATACACCTATTCCCCATCACGTGAAGCTATTGAAAAACGACGCGCGGCCGCTATGGACTTCTTCGCAGTCCTTGTCTACGCCGCCGCGCTCACGGTCTTAGCGCTTGCCTATTTTGATATTCTCACGTTCTAAGGGTAAACCATGCAAACCATTAAAATCAATCGGACCACGTACCGGGTAAACGACGCGCGCGACATTTACGCTGCGCACGCTAAGTGCACCGGTAAACATAAAATTGTTAAATCTAAGGGCGCAGAAAAACGACGCTATCCGGTGTTTTACGATGGCATGAGTACGCGGGAATATGTGGGGCTGTACTTTGAATTGAACACGTACCAGCCCGGGCGACGCGCGCCACATAACATGCCATATGGTCCCGACATGGACGTTAACGCGCTATTTGAGCCATTAAACGGCGCGCCAGCTACCTTATACACTGGAGAAGACTCATATGAATCATACTGAATCGGACTACATCAACACCGGCGCGGCTTATGAACGAGCCAGTCCGGACCGCGCGCAAGCGATTGCCTACAAGCTGCGCGCTATGCTTTCAAGCGAACGGCCAGAAGACCAGACGTATGCGCGCACGCTAATTGAACGGGGCCGCGCAGATGCTCGTTCTCATTAGCCTTTTAATCGCGGCCTTGCTGGCCATTTTGCTTGACCTATAAAAAAGCCCCTTAACGGGGCTTTCTTCATTTCACCAACCTGACCGACACCGGCGGCGGGTCTTCTACCATGTCGCGCAGTTCGGACCGGCTCACCCCGGCCATCTCAGGCGCGCAGAAAATGTGTTTCTTATTGTCAAACCGGCGCGACTTCAACCGGCCCATGTCAACCCATCCGGCCTCTTTAAAGGCATGTAAGAGCGCTGGCTGCACGACTTTCACGCTACCCTGCGCAGTACCCTGCAAACGATCGCACAGCGCGTGCCACGGCGCGCCCACCACGCCCCGGCTGAACTCGCCGATACGCGAGCGCATAAGGTCAACCAGGAACGACTCAGCGCCCGACATGCCCGCTTCGACCATAATTGCTTTGGCCTCAGTCATCATTGGGGTTGCACCAGGCGCGAACGCGGACACGTCACGCTGATGCAACCAGGCGGCTACGGCCGATTTGCCGCCCGACTCAAGCCACGCCCAAATGACCTCCCCCTCGGCATCACTCATGCGCGGGGCGTCAGACCACGCCACGAACCACCGGCGATCGTCTGAGGGCAAATTGATGGCCACGCGCTCATTAGAAAACGACACGACCAGCAGGCGGTTGACCATGTCATACGGGGCCAAGCCCTTACGCTGGACGGCCAAGAACTCAGGCGGCGCAGCGATCAGGGGCTTGAGGGTGTTCTCAAGCGCGCGGCGGTCTTTAGCCTCGGACTGACGCAACTCGTTGATGACCAAAACTTCGGTCTCAAGGGCATAACCCCATTGTGAGGTCACTTCCTCGTTACGCACCAGCGACACGTTACGCAGCGACTGCCCACCAATGGCGTAGAAGAACGGCGCCCACATGGTGTCTTTGCCCGACCCAGGGTTGCCACCATGTAGGACGGCGTGATTGATTTTGCGGTTGGGATGCTGAACCTTAAACGCCATCACGTTCAGGATGTGCGCGCGCTCTTTAGCGTCTGGGATCATACGTTCCACATGGTCAAGCCACGGTTAGACGTTACCCGCCACCGGGACGGGCCGGGCATCACGCCAGCGGTTGCCGTAGACGATACCGTCGCGTGAACAAAGGATAGTCTCGCCAGCCGCATAGGTGACGCCCTTCAGGATGCGCGCGCCCTTGGCTTGGCGGTTCTCGTCAAAGCAAGTGCCCGCCTCGATCTTGGGGCGCTTGCCGTGAATGCTATTGCAGGGGACGTGCCTATAAATCGCGTTGAACGAATACCGGGCCACCTCGTGACGTTCTTCCAAGTCAAAAAAGGCGTCGTCGTCTTGCAGGTACGCAAAGCGTTCATACCAGCCGTCTTTCTCGAGCCGTCCAAGTTCTTTGCGCTCGACCTCGGCCACCACGTCGGCCACCACGTCGGGGAACGCAGTTGTAGGTTGAAGTTTGGCTAGCGCTGACTCCATCGCCGTGGTCAATAGTTCTTCACGCAAGCCGGGCGTATGCTTGGGGCCGCCATTGTCGGCCACCCATTGCAAAAACACCGACGATGTAAAGTCAAGGCAGTGCGAGTGCAGGCAGCAGTAAGCCCGGTTTGCGGGCAGATAACGGCCCTCAGGGTTGCCGTCGCTGTGGGATGTGCTGTTGGGGCAGATCACGCCAGCCCAGCCCTCTTGATTCGGCTTGGACAGCAGCAGACCGTTTTCTGACAGCCAGACCATCACGTCATCGGTGCCGTCGTCGCTGATGCGAATGGGCTTATATGCGTCGGTGGCCACGCCGGGCGTCACGTTAAGCGCTGCGCAGATTTCGGGCAGTGTGAAGTCACGGTGAGCGTGAAACTCAACTAGCACCGACTTGAACTCATCACGGCCGGGCTTCAGGTTGACCGAGCCAGGCAAACGGAAGTTGCGCACCGCGTTGATCGCGCCCTTGTCGGTGTAGCCCGCCTCAGCAATAGCGACAATGGCCGCGCTGAACTCGGCTTTGGTCGGCTGTTCGCTGAAAACATAACCCCATTGAAACGAACCGGGCGACGTCTCCATCTTCCAAGTCGGTTCAAGCGGCGGCACGGTGGCCTTGGTGCCCACGTCGTCCAGCACCATCACCAGCACATACTCGCAGTTGGCAGCCTGCGCGCCGGGGTAACCGTCTTTGAAGCGGTCAATGATAAAGCTGGCGGTGTTGCCGTAGATCGCCCAAGACGGTTTAACCTTGGCATCGGGCAGCATGGCAGGCCAAGTGCATTTGATCGCACCATCAGCGTGGAATTGATATTGGTTGTCTTTTAACTGTGGCTTTTGGCGCACCATCAAAAAAGTTTCGCCCTCTGGCGCTAATTCTGTCAAAAACTCTATAAAATCGGACATGGTTCTCTCCTTAGTTGGGATTTAGCCCCTGCCTAATCCGCAGGGGCTTTCTTTTTTACTCGACGATTGTTTCGTAAACTTCACATGATTCGGAACATCCGCCATCTTCATCAACGCGTGCCAATCGTGTCGGCGCGTCTTTGTTTTCTTCATACAAATTAAACAGCCCGATGGTGTCAATGTTCTTGCGAAAGAACACGCGATCGCCGACTTGGGGGCCGTGCGAACGGTACTGCTGCTCCATACGGCGGTGAAAATCAAAGATGCTGGCGTCGCGGTTGATCTGCATGAATTGCTTTTTGATGGACTTTTTAAA